GGAGTCAGTCGCGCCATTTTCCTACTTTCGCATTTCTAAGTCGTAACGGTTCAAATACTTCTTCTTCTTTGCATGAAGGTGGCTCGTCAAATATAAAATCCATCAACTGTCGCAGTTGGCATTTCCCATAATGCCATCCACCGACTGTGCATGGGTTTTGAATAACTCCTGACAACTGCCCTTCCATAAATTTTGCTATTTCTATCCGTGTTTTCATTTATTATCCTTTCTCATCCTAACCCGTCGGTGAAGCGGGACTCGCTAACGTTAAATTACTGATCTGCAGACGGCACGCGCTCTACACTCGTAACCCTTGAGGTCGTAGTCCTGGCCGCCGCAGCTGAAATCCTGATACCAGGCATAATTAGAGTTAGAGGCGTGCTGCGTGTTTGACCAGTACCAATCCTCTTTAAAGCGATCTTTCAGATGGGCAAACAGCAGCGATTGCTCTATGCGATCTGGTAGATCACCGCCGACAGACTTGGCCCACGCCATTGCAGAATCCCAGTTGGCATCATCATTATCGCCATCAAGTAGGATGACGTGATGGCCTGTGCCGTCTGGCTTGATGATCGCTCCAGCGTAAATTTCGCCATCGTTGAGCTGGGGAAGTATAAATTTTGAGGCTTCGGTTGCTGTGTTCATGTTGTCTCCTTGGTTGATAGTTTGTTGCGAGTGAGTAATTTCGCCTTATTTTCAGTACTTAAAATACCAAACCGCCCACACTATCAAAACAATCATATGTGTTATAGTGATTCTGGTATCTCTGGACATGATTTGTGTTCCCACCATTCAGAACCATCATACTCACCACGCTCCGACCATGTTCCATCTTTGTACCATATAGTCCCAAATACTTCTTGTCCTCCATAGCCACTATCGTAGGTATAATCTATATCCGATAAAAATAAGGACAACTCGTTTTTTGTAAACCCGACTGGAAGTTTGGCAACTACTCCTTCATTATCGTCTAGGTAAGCACGCTCTTTTTTAATTACAGCGCATAAAATATCCAATCCATTTGTTTCTTTCAAAAAATCATCTTTACAGTTACTCATTTCATTCTCCTCTTAATAATTCTTTCTTTAACCAGAACAGGACTACAATCGTTATTCTCTACGTCATACCTGCAAGCTACCATTTCGTTAGGCCCACCGATATGGTGGTAGGTTGGTATCTCAGCAGAACCTAATGGGTTCATTGCTAAGAGCCAGAACATCCACACGTATTTAATGCTGATCTTTTGCATGTTTAAAAGCCTGGGATACGCAATACCCACGGCTTCGCAGATACAGATAATCCTGTACGAAAGTTATAACAAATTTAATTACTGGCTTGCGACGGCGTGTTAGAAATTTACGGCTTGCGTGGTCAATCATTTTGTGTCTCCAATACAGGTTACATTCTCAAAAAAATCATACAGCATGGCAAGGCTAAAAAGTGCATCTTGGTATGATGCAGCCAAGATAGTAGTGTATTTTGTTTTCTCGCCTTTGTTATGTACTTTTGCTAGGTAGCAGTTCATTTTAATTCTCCTTGGTTCGTTATCGGTTTAAGGTTCCGGTTATGGTTCCGGATTGCACAAGACTGAAGCTCCCTATCGGCTTAATTCTGCAACAATTTATTTTTTACATGCCTAAATCTGCTTTAATCTTTTCAATCTTACTATTTATCACATCTATTCTTTTTTGAATAATAATCTTTTCTTCAAGTTCTGTTGATTTTTCAAGTTTACCTAAAGCAATATATCTTTCTTTAATTAACTGATTAATCAATACTTGTTTTGCTATGGTCATTCTTTATCTCCTCGGTCTGTATCAGGTTGGTCGATGATTAGTATTATATACAGTCTTTTCAATAAGTACACATTTATTTGTAATTATTTTACATTTTATTATCATTGATTGATTTTACTACTAAAGTTGCATATCCAGCAATATCAACCCAAGAATCATCATAATCAGGATCGCCATTCAAAATCCTGGCTATTTTATGCATAATCATCTCTAGAGACTCTCTATGCATACTATTTAGTGGACCTTGCCAGGCTGGATGGTTATGCAGGACACTTTTTAGCTCTTGAGCTGTAGCTGCATTAGATTCAAAAGTACCATAACGATTGCCACGTTGTTTTAGTGTTTCATCTATATCTGACATAATTTAACTCCACATTTATTTAAAAATTCCAAGCCAGAATCATCTCTATATTTATCGCGATAATAAACTTCAATAATACCAGCTTGGTAAATCAGTTTAGCGCACTCAATGCATGGTGACATAGTTGTGACAAGTGAGCATCCATCTGTGCTTACTCCGTGCTTAGCTGCAAACATCAATGCATTGGATTCTGCATGAATAACTTCTTGCTTTGTCTTGCCATTAACATCTTCGCAGCAGTTATCCCAACAGGTAGGTGTTCCATTGTAACCAACACTAATAACTCTTTGCTTTTTGACTAGTACAGCGCCAACCTGATTACGCTTTGAATGACTTAGCGCGGCATAACCTTCAGCTGCATTAAGATGGGCTAAAATAAACTTATCCACGGAGTAACTCTTTGAATTGTCCAGTATTGCCTGCATGGTCTGGTCCAGTCCATCCAAACGGTTTAATCACATCAAAGCCACCTGATTGCTCGCGCCCTGGTTTTACTCCACGAACCTTAGACATGTTCGCGCGCTGCACGTCACTCCAGGCTTTGGCTGTATCAACCCTAGCTAAATCTAATGTGCCTAAGGCTATATAGATGATGTCTATGAGTGCATCTGTTAGTTCTTCTGGGTTCTTAGTTGCTATAGCATCATGCATTTCATTAACTTCTTCCATCAACAAATCACAACGGAAAGCAAGTTTGTCTTTTGTCATTGACTCCTTGTTGAACTCGAACTTTGTATGAAAGTTGTTTAGATCTTGGATCATGTCTGGATTAATATTATTAATCGTTGCTTTGTCGTCTATATCTTTCATTTTTTACCTTTCATGTTTTCAGCATAACTTTTTAATGAGTCAATTAATTGCCTTGGTGTAAATGAATTACATGCTAAATTTGCTGAAATATCATTCAGATTAGTTACGTCTGAGACGCTAATATAGTCTTTAATCCATACTTGTGATTTTTCAAAGTGTTCCTCGTAAATATGGAATGAACCAATATGCATGTGCAGCACTCCTAAACTCACTACGATACCTCTAGCTGATAACAACACTCTAACCATGTTAGCTATCATAGAGAACGTGAAGATGTCATAGGACATGCCTAAAATTGCATCCTGACTACGCATATTGACTACAGTATGCAACCTGTTATTCCTTACTATGAATTGCATATTCAATGTACATGGAATATCTTTGCTAACACCTGGTTTTTCACGCCAAATATTGATGACAGCTTGTCTAGTATCAAAGTCTCGTTCAATGCAGTTGCATACATACATCAATTGGTCAGCAACTTTTGGTCCATAAGCCCCATGTAACATTATTCCATCGTCACTAAAATCCTTGTAGCGTGACATGTATGGAGTTATTTCATCCAACCAATTAGAACCTGATACTATCCACGCTGCTTCAGCAAACATAAAACCGTAATTCATGCCTCGACTCATTAGGGTGATGATAGAGTCATTCATTTCAATTTGGTATGAGTAACCTATTAACTCATTGACTTTTTTGCCTCTAGGAGCAGATATACTGCCTTTTGACAGTATATCTCCTATGCATTTTTGCCATAGAAGATTTGTTTTCATAGTGGCTTTCTGCATATCCACAGATTGTTGCGAGCAGCATCTGGATACAATGGAGCAAACAAGCAGCTAATCGCATCATTATCGTAGTACTCTGCTAATGCTGGACGTAATAACTTGATAGCATCATCTAATACTGGATTAGAAGAATTAGCCTTTCCAATGTGTTTGATGTCCATAAATGTACCAAAGCGACGTTCAACAACAAAACCAGCTTCCTCTGTGAAGTTCTTAAGCTCATCAACATAGAACTCATGAATGTGATTCTTAGCATGACGAACACCGTCATAGCATGGTGTTGACATAAGCATAACACCACCTGGCTTCAATGAATCAAAACATGCTTTAAGCATTGCTGCTCCGTGTTCTACTTTCATGTGTTCAATCACTTCAAAATGAACAACAACGTCAAAACCGTTGGAAAATTCATCGATAAGCAATTCTTCATAACGCTCAACAAAGTTGAACTCACCTTTGAATGTCAAACGTTGAGAACCACTTGGCTTGAGTTTGTTAAGATCAACGCCAACGTATTTGTTAACTTTGTTTGTTACTCCACCAACAAGAATTGATGATAATGGCTTATCTTCACCGCAGCCAATTTCAAGTATATTTTGCTCAGCACTTATAAAACGACGAGCAAAACTCCAACGCCAAAAATGCGCCGAATAATCTCTATGAAGAGACTTACCATGGCCAGATGCATGCAATTGTGTTGTGTCATATTCACGATCATTTGGACGAGTATCAGACATTTGCTTCTCCTTCTTTATTGAATGGCCAATTTGATGGTAGTTTTTCTTTCTTCTTCTTGCTAAGACGCGTTGTGAATGCACGGTCAAACGTCCAGTTAGATTTTAAACGCGCAATAAATTGCTTTGTATGAACAGCACAGTTACCATCTACGCTCCAATCTTTGATTGATTTTGTTATTCCATTATGCGTTACTTGGTCATCTAATTTCATATTAACCCCTTAGTCTGCTAAATTGCAGTATTGATATAATACTACAAACAATTATAAAAAGTAAACATTTTTTTAAACAAAAGTTATATTTTTAACATTTAATTGCAATTACTGCATTTATTGCATTCTTTGCTTCTTCCTGCCCGTGGCACACTGCAATTGAATACCCATTAGAAGCCAGATATAGCAGCCAGTCTTCCTGCTCTTTTGATACTACACCACCCACTGCTTTCTTCATTTCGATGAACATTCTGAGGCTTGGTATAAATAGATCTGGTACACCAGCGGAAACACCCTCCATTTTTAGCCTGCTAGCCTCGATCTTGTTTCTATGCCCTCCGTTTGGAATGTGAAAAATCCTATGATGTGGGTATGTTTTACGCATCCAGTTTACAAAGTATATTTGTTCGCGTGATTCACTATTCATTGCCATGATCTCCCAATAACTCTAAAAAATTTACCATCTCTTTTAAATTGAATCTGCGCAGGATATTTTGCAAAATTCATCACATCAACAACACCATCCAATGTATCTGGCAAGCTGGGCGCATTCGCTTTATTGGCTATGGTAGCAAGCAATCCACGGGCTTTGTCACCTGCATAACCGTCATGCGTTACAGGTAAATACTCTGTTACTGTTGGGTCACTCAAACCACCATAATAGCGAATTTTAAGCATTTCCTTACCTGACTGTGCGCTTTTATGTGTGGCCCATGTCCATGCTGTCAAGTTCAATTCTAATGGTGCAATTCCCATAATATCTTCATCGTGTAGCTTTGGCTCTACCTTGACAGTGGGCGGGAACTTGTAGCCACAAGCAGGGCAGGTCATAACGCTTGCATGAACGATTTCTAAGCAGGCAATGGGTTCTTCATTAGGACATATCTTAATTGGCGCTTCACCATCTCCCTTGCCCTTCTTGCCGGGTGGTGTGACATTGGTTATTGGGCCATGTTGGGCAACACAACCGGCAAAGTCTAATATTAGGCAATGGTCAGTGTGTTCTTTTAAACGTAAGCCACGCCCTGCCATTTGCACGTACAGGCCGGGTGATAGAGTAGGTCTAGCAAGTACAATACAATCAATATTAGGAGCATC